CAAAACTATTAGGACCATGATATGTTACAATAGCAAATGCATGTTTCCAGTTCATAGGCCGACCTCCTACAAAACCATTGACTTCAGGACTTAAATCTTTTAAACAGCCTATACTATAAGCTGTAATCGGTCCCTTTGCACTTTTATCTGAGTAAACCTGAACATCGTGATGATGACCATACATAATGTTTTGTTTGTATTGCCTACAATGATTACTAGCATGATTCATTCCGCTATAATTATGACCGTGGTAATAGCTCATATCACCTATTTCTAGGAGCTTTCCTAGTGCCTTTACCTCAAACCCTCGGTCTACCAATTTTAGTGCTTTGTTTAGCCCATATTGGTCTAAATAAGGGTATTCTTCTACAAAATACTCTAACCATTGATCATGATTGCCAGTAATAAAGTGTTTTTCTTTTACATTAGCTTTATCTAATGATTCATCTATTTGGTCCATCCCTTTATTTACATCTTCAATCTCTTGTATTATATCTGGCAAATAATACTCTAAAGGTGGCTTTATTTTTCTTTTCCACTGCCAATGACTACAACTTCCCCATTCTCCACTGTCTCCTAAATCAATATATGCATCAGGCTTTACTTCTTCTATTGCCTTACATACAACGTTAATTGCTTTCTTATCGTGTAAAGGAAAATGCTTGTCTGGCGTTACTATATATTTCTTCAATTCAGCTCTCCATCTGTTATACCCCAATCATTTGGATTAGTCCAGTATTGGCTGCACATTTCAAGTAGTATTTCTGTTTCTTCTTTGTCCTTGGTTAAGTATAATGCTTCACAGGAGTCGCACATCCAAAACAATGGTTCAACTCCTGATCCAAGCACATCCATACTAACTAACTTTTCTGACTTACAATGTTTACATTTTTTAGGCATTGTTTTGTAAACCTTATTATCATTAACGCCTATTTCTTCTAAACGGCTTCTGCCTTCCTGTATTACTAGGTCAGCATATACCGTAAACTCTGTAACCTTTGGTTCTGTCATCTTTTTATTTAAGCGCCTTCTTAACTTTAGCCCAAATTTTATCATCTAGTTTGTTTTTGCTACTCTTAACAAGTAAATCACCGAGGCCAGTTACTATCTTTTTCTTTACTTTTTCGCTAATAACTTTTTTAAGTATTTTACCTGCTATTAATTTCCCTAACACTACTTAAGGATTTCTGCTTTAACTATATCTTCTACAGAGTCATAGATTGCTGTAAGAATCTTTTCTTCTGTTTTTTCAGATATAATAGGAATGTCAACGTTGTCATTTAATGCTTTAATGATTTTTACCTTCATTTCGTCATTAAATAAGTAGTCTGCTATAATTTCCTTCATCGTACCTCCTTGTATATTTTAATAAGCATAAATACTAATGTTGATAGTGCTGCAAGTGCACTAAACACTGGTGGGACCCATTCTGTCCAGTGTAACATCTGCGCTGTAGTGGATCCCGCAATGCCTACAGCTGATGTTTTTAATGTATCTATCATTTTTTAGCCTTTGTTAACGCTTGAGATAATGTGTAGATAGCACCATTTGACAATCTTACACTAGTATCTAATGTTGCAGCACCTGTTTTTGAATTAACAGTTACTGAGTTTGTAATTTGTGCAGTGACTTTATTTACATTCGTATACACACCTGTTGCTCTACCTGCAACTAGATTATCTATCTGTGTTGCTTGAGTTGTAGATATGCCAGTCTTTGCTGTATTGGCTGTAATTGCACTTGCTTGTGCTGTTGTTATGCCAGTCTTTGCTGTGTTTGCAGTTATAGCACTTTCTTGACTACTTGTTATACCCTTTTTAGCTGTATTTACTGCTACAGTAGAGGTTAATGTAGATAAGTCTTTTATAGATGTATTGTTTCTATCTATGGCTATATCAAGAGATTCAAATATCTCTTTTATCATTGCACCATTAACAGTGGTCTCCATATCTGTTTTTTCATCTACCGACTTATCATGTTTATCTTGATCTGCCATTATGTTAGGTCCTCCTCAAATTCTAAATGAAATACACCTTCTATCATATATTGTGATGATGTTGTTAAAGCATAGTCTCTACACATCATAGGTATCAATATATCTCCTTCACTCATAGCAACAGATATTCCTGATTCACCCATACTATTGTAGCAGTTACCTGTCCAAGCTGTTGTTACTCGATTACTAACTAATGAAATAGCTTGGGTACCGTTATCATTGTCCCAGGTAATTGCGTTAGTGTTTTTCTTTAAATCCAGTATTAAATCACCACTATTGGTAGTAGCCATATTTCCATAAAGCTTATATCCAGTAAGAGTCATATCTCTTGGAACCACTATACAAGGATTATAAGTATCATACCATATAGTTCTTGAGTCTGCACCAACTGCACTACTATTCCAGTTGTAATAAGCAGGTCCATATGTTGTACTTGGATGATACCATCTTCTTCTTGAAGAACCTATCGCACTAGTATAAGCTGATGTATACCACCGCATACTCCATTGCATATCAACTTTTTGTTTTAATCCAGATATATTACTATTTTTATAATCTGCATCATCTGCTGTTGTTATTACTTTTTTCCAATTAGCCATTATATCTCGGTAGTTTTACCCATTAACTGTTTATGCAACTTTGTAATCTTTTCAATAGTGCTCCATGCTAACTTAGCTTGGACTATTGGAACCTCTATTTTACTTAATATGTTTATCAAGAAATCGGTTTCCTCAATGTTGAAGGAAATGCGCTCAGGTTTTTCCCCAAGCGCTTTCCCATTGTTTTGAATTATCGGCACTTACTAGCCTCCACCAGTATTAGTGTATGAACTTGTACATACATAAAGTGTATCGGCACTGTTATCCCAATAAAAGGTTCCTTCTCCAACAGCTTTAGTTGCTACACTTGGAACACCATTACCAGTTTTGAATCCCATTAAGTGATAATCATTAGCAGCACTTTGAGCCTCACCAGTGGTTGCTACCATCCAACCAGTACCAATTCTACCATCAACGTTGGTACTAACTGTATCATCATACCAATATAGTTTAGGCTCAATAGTTTGGCCTGTATTAATTACTATACCAGAACCATCCGAAGCAGCTTCTGTAGTTGCACCAACTGATAGTGTTATAGTTTTATCAACTAAATTAGAGTTTGTCTGCGATACAGTATCAATAGTACCAGTAACAGTTAGATTACCTGTAATTTCCATATCTTTTGCAGAGAAATCTTCAAGTGTATCACCATTGATTGCAGCTCTTTGATCAAGCTGTTGCTGTATTCCAGAAGTAACGCCATTTAAGTAACCATATTCTGTATTACTTACATTTCCATTACCACCAACCAAAGTAGCACTTAACCTGTTTCCTGAATCTATTGCTTGATGAGCATCAATTACTGTTCTCATTTCTGCAGCTGTAATTCCAGTTTTTAATGCTGGTGTACCACTATTGTCATAAACTGCAGCATTACCACTATCTCCAGTTGGAGTTGTGTCATTCATATCATCTACAACTAAATCTAGTGTACCATCACCATCTTGATATGTAGCAGTTATTCTTGTTTCTGTATTGCCAGAGAACATAGCACCAACTATGTCTTGGACTGCTTCAGTTGTTAATTGAGTGTTTGTGTCTGTCGGAGTGGCCCAAGTTCCGTCTTTTTTTAAAAACGTTGAACCTGATCCACCCCCTAGGTCTGCAACTGTAACGCTACTATTCTTATAATCAGAATCGTCAGCAGCTGTAATAACCTTTTGCCATATAGCCATTTATTAGTCTCCTTTTATTTAGGGTGTCGGGTTTTCATTATCAATCAACACGTAAAGCTCTCCACCAGTTTTCACAATATCACCTATTGCATATCCTGCAAAGTTTGGTAGCCCACCTAGATTATTCAATTTCAAAGCAGGCATAACTAGGCTTCCAACCCCATTTTCAGTGAGCTCTAACATTGTTGTATTGTTGTACTTAAAGGTTAAACTGGCACTAGTCCCTCCGATAGTAGAAATAGTCCATTTATTGTTTAACGAAAAATTTGACGTAGTATCTGTAACATTAAATATTTGAAAGTTAGGCGTTGACTGAAAAGTTGTTGCCCCACTTCTAGTAAATGATGTTGTTTGTCCTATATTATCTCTGGTAAATGCCATTAATAATCCACTGGTTTAATATATCCGCCAGATACTTTGTTTCGAGAAGCATACTTTTTACCTTCTCTTACTTGTTCAGCATATAATGCGTCATAATATTGTGCTAATTGTAAATTAAATCCATCTCCTGGAAGCCTATAAAGTTCTGCTATAACTTTAAATCCTAATGCTTCATGAAATTGATCTGGAAGTTCACTTGATTTAGTTAAATCTGGATCAAATGGTATAGGTCTTGATGTATATTCAAGTCTAAGCGTAGCTCCACTAATGCTGGGGGAAATATATTTATCAGTTCCATCTATATTGGACTCATTCTTTTCAACAATTCCAATCCTATTCCCATTAACAAACCAAAAAAACTTATCTATAGTTTCATTTATATTAACCACTAAAGTCTCCTTTCTTTGGCCTATCTATCATTCTTCTAATTTCCACCTCATTAACTTCAACTCTTTTAATTTCTAACACTTCTGGAGGTAAACTATAATATCTTTGACCTGCAACCAATGTATCTGTATTATCAGAACCTACATGAATAATTTTAGTTTTTGCTGCAAAGTCATCTTGCGCTCTATTTAAAGCTTTTCTTATTTGTGTTTCTCCAGCGTGTGAATGATGTTGTTGTATTGTCTCTATTAATTCTTTTTGTGTCATTACTAGTTCTCTCCAAATTTTTCACTTAATTGACCAACTTCAGTCTGAATCATTTCAGAGAGAATTTGAGCTTCGCTACTTAGTACTGTCACTAATTCACTATCTTCTTCTTGGACTGCTGCATTAGCAATTATTTCAACTAAAAATGAATGAGCTATTTTTTTAATTACTAATCCTTCTAGCTCTTCAGGTAAAGTTTTATGAGTCTGTTGTACCCCGTAAGAATCAGGTAATGGGAAATCCTCTAAAGCTCCAGTTCCAGTACCTACTTCCGTTGATGTAAATATATGCCTTTTAATTGCATAAACTTGTAATGCACTACTTCCATTGGGCATATAAGCATCTGCCCCAGTATTTGTCCATCCAGTTGTGATAGGAGCAGTTTTGATTAACTGAACTCCTGCTACATTTTCATACCAATACACTGGACTATTATCTGTTGCAAAGTATATGCTTTCTGTATCTAAAGATCTTTTACTATTTTCTAAACTAATTCTTTTGCATGGTTTTGTTATAAACCTTACTGTACTTAAAGTAGCCCCGTCCATAATATGATTAGCTGCAGTTCTAAACACTAATAACTCTCTTTTTTCATCAAGATTAAAATCTGCTGGTAAAGATGTATCAGGATCAGTGTTTGTTACTAACGATTCTGGGTTGATAGGAGGATGTAAATTTGAAAGTATTAACCTAGGTGGTAATAAAGACAAAGCTTCCCAGTATCCTCTTGAGAATACGTCTTCTGGGTTACTAATGCCGTCTAAAAACGTAGCGTTGTCTTGTCCTAGTTGTGATAATACTCTTTGCTTTAAATTCATTTTTCCTCTTTAATGGTGCCCCCAGCGTTAACCAGGGGCACATTGTTTAGACCTTATTGATTATGAAGATGTATGAAAATCAATAACAGCGTGAGTCTCAGGTAATAATACCTCAAGACCTGCTTCAGTGATAATCATATCTTTTCTACCATCAATGTCATTTTCTTGAACATTAGTTTCAACGAATGTATCTCTAGAGATTCCGTTACCTGCTAATGGTCTTAATGAAACGTTAGATAGGTCGATACATACTGCTTTATCTTCCATATCGTGTCTCATTAATGGGTGAGCTACGAAATTCATAGAACCCCAAGAAGTTGATATAGATGTCACATCAATTGGCATAAAGCTAGATGTTTTCACGTCTAGGTTAGCACTAAACACATCTTTAAGATTTCCACTTAGAGATTTGTCCAAGAATCCACCAGAACCCATTTTGTGTAACTGATTGATTACTTTTCTAGATGTTAAACATAACTTCTGTCCACTATTTCCAGACTCATAACTCATGAAATCATCCATTACGTTAGTAAGTCCATCATATGTGAAATCACCTTCATAGTCATAAACACCGTTAGCTCCGTCAACTGAACTACCAGCTGTGAAATCTAACTTATAACGTTTACCACCTTTATTTTCGATGAATGGTATAGCACCCCAAGATGTTCTTTCATCTTGTGTATTATATTTACCATAACCGAATAAGAAAGCGTGCTCTAAGTCCATTTTGTGAGCTTTTAAGTGTTCTGCGTAAATACGTTTCCACTCATTAGCATAACCTCTGTACTTAGTAGCCATTGTTGAACCAGACATTAAAGGAACTGCTGTTTTGAATATCTGAGAAAAGAACTCAACGTTAGTAAGTTCATCTCTGAATCCATCAGGAGCACCAGATGCCTCAGCCCATTGTGATCCAATCACTTGACCTTTTAACACTTCATCAGCTGTACCAGTATAAGCAGTAGAGAAATCTTCTACTTTTACTATCTTA